TGCATCCACGGTAGCAGACATTACCATCAATGCGGCCACTGCAACTACGTGAGTTTTAAGTTTAATCATCATTTTCCTTCTTTTCGTCTAACCAGACTTTGTTGTTTAGCTCGTCATACTCAAATGCTCGACCATTTACAGTATGCGGCTCATCGGGGTTATATTCCATATTAAGTAAATCCATCATGAAATGCTTGACCATAAGATTGGGGCTGCGATAATCCTCAGTGTCCCTGAACCCCATGAGTACACCTACTTCACATACTGCACCACTGCGACAGACACCAGCAACGCAGGAAACGATTACATTCATTCGATTTACCAATGCGTGTCGTAGCAAACGCACTAGTTCAACTGCTTGTTCATATGTGATCTTGAATTCCTCACCCCAATTATCATTCTTTTCTAAGTCTAAAAATTCAAAGCGGTGAATTTCTCTAAACTGATATTTCGGTACCGGAAATTCCATTCCCGGATCAACAATGTTGATCATCATCGCATTGATTCCGGGATCAATATGAAACCCATTTTTTACATCGCTATAAGAAATATTTTGTATCCATGGATTCATGCTGTTCCCCACTTTAAAATAAAATACGTTAAATGTTTGGGGTCTTTGAAAAAGAAAGTGATGTTACCAAATACGCCAAAGACGACCCAAATCTTGTTGCCCATGTCTTCCCAAGTTTTGGGAGTGTCCCAAGACCAGCCGCCTGGCCCTATATGTTCACTACACCAGTCGACCATATCACGGTGTTCGTGATATCGCCGTTTACTAAGGGTGATGTAGTTTGAATTTTCAGAATCTGTTAACATGTGACTATTATAACACAGGTTTGCGTCAGTGTCAGTTGACGTACTCAATCCAGCAGTTGTTGACTTTGTCCCAGTGTCTACAATCATAAAATGACACAGCAATGGTATATGTTAGAAACGTGACGCTTACATGAACCCCAGCGTGATCACACCGCACGGGCGTTACACTAAGTTCTGCTCCAAGCAGTTGAGAATATCTTGCAACATCAACTTCAAACACTTTGTTTTTACTTAGTGTCCAATGCCGACTGAACACCGTTTTAAATGTACGCTTGGACCAGGGATTTGAAATGGCAAAATTGAAATAAATCATGTTTGGTTATTTTCTAGTTGCTCAATCACGTCAGCGGCTTCCTCTAGCAAATCAGCGAGGCGATCTGGTTCTCCATTTTGGACACTGCGCCTGTTGGGAATTTGTCGCCTAATTTCTGCTCGTTTTCGCAGCCTATAGACTAGGCTCTGCTGATCATAAGGAAGTTGACTTTCGGTTTTGGGAAAGTCAACTGGGTTGCTAGTATTTGTGTAATGCGTCATAGTTTTTCTTTGGGCCATATAATACTGTAGGGCTTACCTGTTTTCTTTGCGTGGTCACATGTATACCAGGTTCCTCCGCGTGGCTGCCACTCCATGTGCAGGGGGACTACTAGTAACACATCACAAGCCTCTACAATGGCGCGATCTCGCTTTAGATAACCTGCTGGTTCACGACACTCATCGTACGGAACAAACGCACGAAGTTCGTTAGATGCGGGAGGATGACACACAATCCTGTAACCCAGTTCCTGAGCAATTGAGGCTGCTTGCGCGTCAACGCCAGCACAATCACCGTGGTGAAACTCTGTGCCCTTTAGTTCAGCAAGCACCTTGCGAAGCTCGCTCAACTGGTACTCTGTCGCACCTTCCCTAGTTCCTGTTACTCCAACTTTCATCGTGAATCCACTTTATCAGAATTAATCTTCTTCAAAATCAACCGCAACACCATCTTCTGCAATAACGATCCGAACTTGCTCACCTGCCTCATCTTCAATTAGGATAGGGCCCCAGATCCAAGCTTCAGTATCGCTTTGACTCCATCCTTCTTGATTTTCTAGAACATCGTAGATATCACCAGACTCGTCGATTAGAGATTGAATGCGGTCACGTTCGTCTTCATCCATATCATCAGGCCATTCAATATCTTCCCAGCAGCCATCCCACATGCTGTCCAGTTCAACATTTTCAATGTTGCTGCCAATACAGTTGTACATGTCAATGCTGTCCTGATTACCGTCACCACCTGGTACGAAAGTGAATTCAAAATCCGGTGTTTCATCATCACTGGTTTCGACAAAGAAGCTAGCACCGCGATATCCAGTTTTGCGAATGATAGTCATGCCATCTTTAGTATAGTGTTCATGCTCTTCACAAGATTTTTTATAATAGGGAGATACTTTCCAGTTGGCCATTGTGTGTTCCTTTATGTTGTGTGTTGAACTATGGGTTATGCCGACTCTAAAAAATCACGCATATAAGCCAGTCGAACTTGCTCATCCCAACTATTAAACTCGTCCTTCTTGGACATCAAATGTTCGAACAAAGGATAGTACTCTTCGTCAATCAATTCCTTGTTCAAGCTCAGTATATCCTTCTTACGAGCGAGTGCTTTTTGCACCAAGTAATGCCGAGTCTTAATCTTAGTTGCTCGGCCGTCAGCAGTGTAGCAAACAAACCCTTCGTGATCGGCAGTCTTGCTCCGTTCTACAAGTTCGCCCATAGTCAATACCCAGGATTCCGGAGCATAGCAATTTAGTACACCAGTCGCGTAGTCTCGCCAATGTTCGGCAATGTCATGCCCGAATCCCTGAATTTGGCTATCCCAAGTATTGGCTCGATAACCCAAAAAGTACATGCCTGCCTTTTCCGGACAGATGTGCGGATCATCCGGGTGCACACACTCGAACATCAGTGTAGTTCCTTGAACACCACAGACTTCAATTTGCCAGTCAGTCCAGCTCTTGTGCTTGAGCATCATTTCTTTTGCCATACGCACAAAGTCGCTGTCAGTTGAACCAGTAGTCGAAACTAGTACATCGCCGTTATGCCAGGTAACTGAAACCATGAAACCGTTAACCTTGCGGTAAGCAGTAACCAGTTCGTGATCTGCAATTACAGGAGCTTGCGCCTCAACACCGAAGTTGTAAATTTTCGTAAACGGCCGCGAAACAACATTAAAGTCCCGGTCCACGATCGTGCCGCGGCAGTTTTCCAAGTACTCGTTCCAACATCCCCGGAAAAATACAGACTTGCTGTACTTGAGCACATAGATGCCGTCGCCTGCCGGGCGCATCTTAACCAACTTGGGATTGTCTTCTACAAACTGCTTTAGATCATTTTGAAACATAGTGTCCTCTGTGTGTATGCGTTAATTATACAACGCACAGCACACGGCGTCAACCCTCACTCTTCAATCTCGGCGTAGACAATGGGCACAACTTTGCTATACCGCCAACGCGACGGCTCGCTAAACACAATGATTACTTGGGGGTAGTTTTCATCATTATCATAACACAACCAAGCTAACTTCATTTAGTATCCTCCAGTAGCATTATCGTTAAAAAAGAGCTCGTAAATAACCCAAGCAATAATAGCAATCGCAACAAGCACTGACATTAGTTGTTTCCCTTAAACACAATGGTCACGGTTTAACTCCGATCACGAGGCAGTGTTGATCTCGTGGCAGAGACTTTTCGCATTCCGCAATAGCTGCTCGATACCTACTAGCATCCGAGAACGGCAACGCATTAAGCATCACTGCGATAAACCATCCGGCAAGAGCGCCATACAGGCCGGCAAGAGCGCCGGCTAGGAATAGTTTTGGAGCGTCATTCATCATTTAACTCCGAAATATTCCCTAAAAACATTCCTTCTACAAGCGACAGTTCTGACTCAAACCAAAGACTAAATCCCGATCCACTTTCACACACATACATATAAGTATCTGGCGTATGTTTTTCCAAATCATATACAACATCTATAATCGAATAGATTTCAGATTTAACGACCCTTACGTTTTCTGTTGTTGTATAACACACATTAACCAAATCTCCAATTTTATATTTCGTTTCTCTAATAGATGTATTTGTCATTTTACGAACCTCGGTATCCTACAGACTGTTTAGCAAGTTCTCGAATCTTAGGATTCACATCAATTGTATCGAGAAATTCTCGAATTCGGTCGTTCATTGGTCAACTCCCAAATGCTCTTTAATCTGTTCTACACCACCCCAAGGAAGTAGGTCATCATAATGTTTCTTGGCAAGGGCGACACATTCCCTCACAATCAACTCGGCAAACTTCTCTAAAAATTCATTGGTACAAATACCATATTCAAAATCAGCATATTCACCTGCCCTATCAGCAAGTTCACAAATTCGTTCGTTCATTTTACATATTCCCAATCAGAAAGTCCATCCATATATCTCCATTGATATGCTTTCCAAATCATACCGTGTTTTTCAATTTCTCGCTGGGCTTCTTTTTCCTGTATGTAATCTAATCGCATCCGATAGTTGTCACTTCTGTAAATGATTTCAACCTCGTCACATCTCTTTGTTGGATACGATGGCTTTATACCTAGAACGATAGGAACAAATGCCATCATTCAACTCCGAAATGGTATTCAATCAATGAGATAGCATACAAATATGCTTCTGGGTCTTTGGTGAAGGGATGATGTCGTTCTAGTGTAGTGACGCATTCCCTCACAATCAACTCGGCAAACTTGTCCTTACTGAATTCTTGTCTAACAAGTGGACCCGTTGGATCTTCTATCTCTCTGTATGTGTTTGGGCACAATCTATACGAGATAGATACCATAGCCTGTTCAGCAAGTTCTTGAATTAGTTCATTCATTAGTAAACTCCCACTTGAATACAAAACTGGTTTCACCACCTTCATCTGGGCCTGTTGGTGCGCCTACATCAAACCCATTTTTTTGGAAATGTTTGATGATTGGATCAAAGTCGCCATCTTCCCACCAAAAGGTAATCCATACATGATCATATCCTTCAAAATAAGCCTTACGAATTATGTTTTCGCATTCCTTTACTTTTTTAGGAAAATATTCTTCTGATAATGCCTTGTATTCTGATGCAAGGGTCTGCGGAGTAAATTGGATATTGGTAATGTTATTCATCATTTAACTCCGAAATGTTCTCTAATCTCAGCATGGGCGCTATCACCAAATTGATTATGGAACCCTAATACAGCATCAGCACATTCCCGAACAATTGACTCAGCGAACTTTACCAGTTCTTCTGAGAAATTGTCGTCAGATGAGCCGCCCCATTTTTTAAGGTTTGGTGTTAATAGTTGTTTAATTCGTTCGTTCATCATTCAGATCCAAAGTGTTGCTGAACTGCATATATAGAATCCATTATACCACCATTGTATCCTCGGAGATAGTGTTTCCATTCTTCTTTAGCATCAGAAATATTTTCATCTGAAGCAATTTCATTTAGAGCAACATTTATACATTCCCTAACAATCAACTCGGCAAACTTTGCCATTCCTTCTTCCATATGAGCATGTGCTCGGGCAACACGAGGATCGTCAGGATCAACTCCGTAAATTTCTTCCCAAGCAAGGTTGCGAAGTTCTTTAATTCGTTCGTCCATCATTTAACTCCAAACTGTTCTTCAATTGATTCTGCTGCTCTTGCCAGGCCAAGGTTGTAATCGGTATTTCGCACTGCGCCTGAAACGTGCCTGTTCATATT